TGGCACGCGGTTCGTACCGTTTAATTTGTTGGAATATGTCATTAGATAGATGCGCTTGAGCTTGATGGATAGGCATATCAATAATACGGCCATCAATACCAAACTCCCTATCTAGTGGCACACTACCACGAACAGTAGAAATAATCGTTTGCACATTCTGCAAAATCTCAGCAACTTCACTTTCAGGTGCTAGCGATATCCTATTGTCCGTAACTGGTTTAATTTCATACGTTGCTGGCATGGCTAGAACCTCCGTAATATCGTATTAACTTGATTAAATGTATTACCATATTTATTAAGAAGCGACTTTTCTTCTACTGTATTTTTATCTGGATATTCCTCAAGAGTTAGCGATACCTCAATAGATTGTGTCTTGCCATATGCATCCGTAAATAAACTATCTTCACTCAGGGACATGATTACAAAGTAGTTTTGGCTAACAGGCTTACCGCCAATAATAAACGGCAATACAGCTCCTGTATCGCGATAATTTCGCAACTTCTTAACAGTACTATCCGGAGATTGTCCAAGCGATGCAGAAATAAGAATTTTACAAGTGATTTGTTCTACATCCGGCCCACTAAATTGTTTAACAGGCTTTTCTAACATCAGATTGTGCTTCTCCCATCTAGCACTACCTGAACGCGTTACGTCAGATACAGTGAGAACATTGTCTAATGCGGTATAGAATACTATATCCGCTAAATATCCGATATACATCTATACCTCCTATTTTGGTCCGGCTGTTGTAGAACCGCCAGGCACTACACCGCCATGCACATGATGAACTAAGGAAATACCATTAACCACTACATCACCACTACTTGCATTGATTGATAAAGTGCCACCAACATTGAGTGTCATATCTCCAGGAACAGTGAGCACACGTTTACCATTATCTGCTCCACCTGGAGTTGGATCCGCACTACTAAAGAATGTTCCAATAATGAATCCATCAGAAAAGCCACGACCAGACCGATTTGGTAGCATAATGCATAATACCTGGTCGTCAATAGCTGGCATCCAATAGTCCTTATCGTGTGCTGCACCTCGATTAATGACAGATAACGGCGCCGTTACAACACCTTCTCTATCAAGGCGTGTAACAACGGCTTTTCCTTCTTCAGGAATTGTACTTGAAACATTTCCAATGAATATCATATCTGCTAATGCAGATAATATATCAGTAGCCATTTAAACACCTCCTTACATCAATCGACGTTGAATAATTGGCCCCTAATGTATGTGTCGCTTTCGTAATTAAATAATTACCATCGAACACCCCAAAACCTTCGAGCTTAACAGTAACCGATGCCATAATAAGAGGGTTCCCAGGGAAACTAAAAGACATTGTATCCGCTTCTTTATTAGCTTCTCTAAGCTTCTTCTTAGCAAGTCTAGTTGCCTCGGCCTTGTCTTTTACCTGCTCATTAACTTCCAACACGGCAAGGTACGTATGCCCCTTACGGTCAGGATCTTCAAACGTATCCTCAATCACAGTTTTCTTATCCTTATCTGTATACTTCACATGGCATGCTCGATATACTTCACGAGTTTTACTCTTGTACGAATAAGATATTGCCCTAGTAATGATTAAAGGCGGTTGTTCGCCTTCTTGCGTTTGTACAGGTTGATATTTGCCGCCCGGTCTACGAATTATGACCTTAGGCTTCACGCTTTCATACTTATAATCATCGAATATAATCAACTGCTCGGTGGATACCTTAAGAGAAAACCCCGCATCATTGCATAATTTCTGCAAGAATGCGAGGTCTGATTCAGCACTTTGAGATGCATCTTTCAGCGGTGGGGCAAAATCTGCATCCCATAACAATTTTAATTTATTATCGCTTGCTTTCTCAGTAGCAATCGCTTTAAGGGTTGTATCTTTCCACGATTTATCTTTCTTTTTCTCCCGCAAGTCAGTACTACCGATAATAGCGACACCTTTGATTTTGACTACATCCGGAAGGCTACTTCCTTCGAATTCATCGATTTCAAATTTGCCGATTGGTAACGTAAATTGTTCATCCCCTAATTTCTCCCATGCTACTGTATTAATAGCGACTTCTAGTAATGATCCTTTCACAGGATGCCAATCACCGACCCATAGACGACCCCTATCCTCTAATGAAATAGCCACATCATCTACAGTTCCTGAAAGGTTATCTGTGAAAGTTACATCAAGAAGGTATTTACTAATATCGTCGGTGATGTCCTTTGATTCCTTACTCCCCCAATGTTGGTAGCCAATCGTACACCATGCCCGCCGTGCTAACTTCGTTTGTGGAGTTAAATCTTTCTTCCATTTTTGGACCTTAGCTAGGCTCTTTTGTAAGCTCATGTACTATCGCCTCCATGGTGGTAAGAATTCAGGTAAGGAATCAGCAGGAACATCTGGGCATGTTAACACAACACCTGCGGAAAATATCGCCGTATTACGGTGTTTTTGATTGGCTTCTAACAATAAATTGATGTATCGTTCGTTACCATACACCTTATAGGCGATTAAGTCCCACATATCCCCTTGTATTGTTGTATAGCTAGTCATAACTTAACCTCCGTTGCCCAGTGGTATAGCTACGCATCATTTGTTCAAATTCACGCATTTTTGCATCTAATGCTGACATAATATCATCCGTTGAACCATTACCTGCGTTAATGACAGGTGCGAATGTGATTTGCACAGGCGATCCGCTATTACTACTAGCTGAAGTCTTAGGTAAGCTAGGAGCTAAAGATACAGTAGGTGCTGCAGCAGTCTGCGCCCCACTCACACCTAGCATCCGCCCAGCCGTTTGCCATAAATTCATCGCATTAGCACTACCATCAATAGGGACAATGACTTCAGGATATCCGGCCTCACCAATCAATGCAACTTCTGGAGATGTAATTACGCCACCATTAGCATACGCATTACCTCCAGCGGCGGAAACACCAACTGTGAAACCTCCACTAAATTGGGCCTTAATACTTGCCCACGCCCCTGCAATTGCGTTAGATACCGCACTCGGAATTTGACTTACCCAGTTTACCACAGCATTATAGGCATCACTTGCCCATTGCTCTGCGGCCGCTACAAACGCTGCTCCGGCTTCTGCACAGGCACTAGGTAAGTTCACGAGGAAATTGATAACATCATTAACTAAATTACTAATCCAAGAAGTAGCCGTAGCATATGCTTCAGAAGCAAACGAGATAACTGCCGCTACGAATTCAGCACCCAATGTAATCATGTAGGTAGGTAAATTAATTAAGAAGTTATAAATCCCCTCAACCATAGCCCCAAAAGTAGTAACTGCAAAGTTATAACACTCTGTGGAAAATGATACGACGGCAGATATAACAGCAGTTCCAACTTGTACCATAATCGCAGGCAATCGCAAAATAATGCCTATAATAAATCCTACGGCCATACCAATGTACGTTGGTAAGTTAAGCCATAAATTTACGTAGGCTATTACCGCCGCTTTCAATGCATTAAACACGCTTAGCCCAATTGATAATAGGCCATTTATCACAGTCATAATTCCAGATATAATGGCGCTCCATGCAGAACTTAAAGCAGAACACACGCTATCCCATATCGAACTTAGCCCGGAGCATACGCTATCCCAAACAGATGTTAATGTAGAACAAATCGCATCCCAGTTAGTTACTAATAGGTATATCGCTGCAATAATCGCCATGATAGCAATTACCCATGGTCCTCCTATTAATGCGCCAGCGGCTTTAAAGGCACTCGTAGCTGTTTCTACACCTTTAAAAGCTGTAGTGATTGTAGTAATACCAGATGCCAATTTTGTGGCAGTACCATATAGTAAGGCTAATTTCAATCCGTTTGTTACTACGGCTGCAATAGCTTCCTTATTATCCTTCATGAACGTTACAACGGTTTGTAATACCGGTATCAGTGCCGGTAATATTTGCTGGGCAATCGGTATAAATGCCTGTGCCAAGCCTAATGCAACCTGCGTAGCTTCCGCTTTCAGGATGTTCATCTGTAGCCATATTTCATGAAGTGATTTAGGATCTATACCAACACCCTTTATTTGTGATGCGGCCGCTTGTGCATCTGCATAGTTTTCAAATACTTTAGTAAGCTCCAGGCCTTTGGCGCCTAACGTTTCAAGCATGAATTCTTGCCCTCGGCCTTGTGCTACCGCATTTTGGTACCCTTTAGCCATTGCGTCCAATTGTTGGTTCATAGGCAACAACTTGCCATTTGCATCAGTTAAAGATACACCAAATTGGCTGAGGTACCCCTGCAATGCTTCAGCACTTTTACCTCCACCTGCCAAAGTCTTATCCATTTTGGCAAAAGATTTGGCAGCTACTTCTACATCCACACCGCTTAACGTCATGATCTTCTTAAATTGCGATGTTTCAGCAGTTGTCATATGTAGTTTATTGGACAGTTGATATAGTGCCTCGCCCGCATTTACAACGTTATCTATAATTGCACCAATACCAAAGCCACCGGCTGCGACCATAGCGAAATTTGCAAGCTTTCCTGTAACACCGCTTACTGCGGCACTTGCACCTTGTGCGGCGGATGCTGCCCCTGCTAAAGGGCTTGCACCTCCCATTTTGCTGATTGCATTTTGATGCGCAGTCTGACTTGCAATATTAGACCTCAACTGGGCCTGTCTTTGTAACATAGAATTCAGTTTTTGCTCAGCGGCAATAGCCGCATTCCTGTCACTAACATTCCCCGACTTTTGTGAGACAGCTTGCAGTTTTCTGTATTGTGCCTGTTGGTCCTTGATTGCGTTTGATAGTTTGTTGAGTTCCTGAGATGCTTTTGATACAGAGGAAGATAACCCGCCGTCGAGTTTACCTTTAATGGCAATCGCCATTTCTAAGACTTTATTGGCCATTATTTTCTCCCTTTCATCGCTTTATTCTCACGCTCGATACCATCACTAATGAGCTGAACGTGGACTATGAACTCATCCACGTCTAGCTCTCGAATAAAGTAATCCATTGACGTGCTTGTGTATTTACTACACGTAATCGCACACCCTGTAAAATACCTTTCCAGGTCAGTTATTTTTCGGAATTGAGCAAAAAATTCTGTACCTCTAAGCACACTCTAGTAAAATCAGCAGCTGGAAGACTATAAATATCATCCACTTTACAACCGCATGCAGCAGCTGCTACATGTGCTTGATACGTCATGGATAATGCAGGAACTGTAATAGTTCTATCTTCATTCTTTGCAGACTTCTCACATTTAATTAATGTATAACCGCTGATTCCTTCAAATTGTAAGGAATGACCTGCTTTTACTAATTCAATACCAGTTGTTTCGTTCATAGTACTTTGTTTACTCATTAGTGATCGTCCTTTCTACAGACTAAATACCGAGTGCAGCACGAACATCGCCAAGGAAGTCAGTGCCATCAGAAATAGAATCCTTATATGCGTATTTATCGATTTCACGAACTACCTTACCGTTTTGTTCTAATTTCAAATATGTGGTTTCGATTGTGTTCGTTGCATCAATAGTATTGCCAGATTCATATGTGCCATTTTCTTTAGATTTAGCACGGCCACGAATAACAGCACGTGTAGGCACAATTACATATTTATCTTTACCGCTATCCCAACATTGGATAGCACCGCGTACTTCTAAGCGCACGCCACGACCACCTGTAAGGCGGTGTGTAGTTTCTGTTGGAGTGTTCCAAGTAAGTTTAGTTTCCATAGAAGAGTAGTGCCCAATAACTGGCGCTTCTACTTCACCTGCTATACCCACACCTTTTACAGTTTGAGTCATTACAGATTCACTAGGTAATTCTACTTTGGCAACACCTAAACAGTTGTCAGAACCTTCTTCATATACACGGAAGTCATTAAGTACTTCCGGCACTTGGTTGATAGATGCCATGATTAATTACCCCTTTCTATACTGTTTGAAATAATGTTTTGAAATAGGAAACATCGTATTCAGAAATACTTTCAATTTCTTGCGCTGGAATTGGAGGCGTACGGTATTTATGGAAGCGAATAATACCATTCAACAAGTCTGTTGTAGGGTTTTCTGCTTCTTTAAATTCAATACGACCGCCCAAAATAAAGCCACGAGAAGTAAGACCGTTAAGACGGATTGTTTCACTATCAAGAATTGTTTTGATATTCCGTGGCAAAATAGGCATATCTACTTTTTGCCAATAAGTTAAAATGAATGTTTGGTCATCCCAATCATTGAAACGGCGTACACAAATGAATGTATCCTTAACATCAGTTGTGCCAGGATATGCACCTGTATAGTTGCCCCAAGATACCCAACCGTTGATGTTAACGGCCGTCATAATACCTTGAGAGTTTAATAAGTTCGCTTGGGAATGGGTAAGCATAACTTCCTTACCATTAGCCAAACATAAACCTGTGATGTTCATAGATTTATTAGAAGGGGATAGCGTAGGAATATCGCTATTAGACGCATCGCATTTACCCATAATGCCCATAATGTGTGTAGACATATGGAACACATAGTCGCCATTACGAACTTTTGGCCAACATACGACTTCGGATTCGCCCGTATAGCTATTACCTTTCTTCCATTCATAAGCATCAGTGTATTTAACAACTTGCGTAGTATCGATATCAACTAATGTTGTCGCTCTAAATAAGTTGTTAATAACACGAGATTTTGCCTTCATAACGGATGCTACTGTAGGATTTTGAGAGAATCCCGGTGCAGCAATAAGCCCCGGTACAATGCCGAAATGATGATAGATTGTATCAATCAATTCAAAGCCGGTTGCTTTATCGTTGCTATCCACCCCGCCGATTACATTTCTATAATCAAAGTTTTCTACATCAAGTTCATCATAAGTAAGGTTTAAGGTAGTAGCTGTATCAAACTTTCCACCTTTTACAACAGAGATAACCAATTGATTTTTGTCATCAAATGCTGCCGTGTAATCTGTGTTAGCTACACCTGTTTGACCAGCACTAGCTACTTTTAATGTATTAAGCAATACTGCCGCTTTTACTACACATTTCTTTTCTGCCAATGTAGCAGTTGTTGTAGTGGATTTCTTATGCTTAGCAGGATCCAATACATTAACAAATACGATTGGCGCTACACCATACAATTTGAATTGTGCGTACATCGCTTCACATAATGTGAAATGTGCCCAATCTTCAGAGTAGCCAAGTTGTTGAACAGCTTCTTCCCAGCTGTAGCAGATGATTGGCTTGTTGACTACCGCACTAGGGTCTTCTGTAAGGTGTACAGGTGCAGTACCGAACACAACTGGAAGGCCGGCAGTAGTTTGGACAGGAGCAATTACAGAGGTAGCTTGCTCACTTGTTTTGACGCCATGATAAAAGGCCATTTACTTCACTCCTTTATAATTTTTCAATGCGTTTACATAAAATACATTTAATTGTGTACCTTGTGTTTTGACGTCAATCATTGCCTGATTAAGCTCGCCTAAAGGCACGAATAAATGCATAAAAATAGGGTCTTCCGCTTCCGGCAGTGGTGCACCGTCGCTAAAAACCATGAATTGGTTTAGCCGGCTACTGCGGAACGAAGGCCCAACATATACAACAGGGTTCATCGTTGTCTCCTATTCAATTACTTTGTTAGATTCCTACGAATAACAGGAATATACACTTCAAATTCAAGATACCCAACCCATTGAGGGTATGGTTGATCATCAGGAATCGTTGTATTAATGGTATTCTCCTTAATTTCATATTTAAGTGCTACCGGATTATCAGATAACAACCGCTCACGCACTACCTCTAATAGGTGATATAGTCCGATATGGCCTTCAGTTAAGGCTTCATCATAAGTAGTTACCAATACAGTAATACCTACCGTCGAACTATCTGCATCACTAACAGAGTACGGATGCACTATTACGGCCGGGCATAATTTGCGCTTGTCTTCATTCTTGTCCACTCTTGGTAAGAAACCGCTCCATACTCGAATAGGTCTTTCGGTAACATCACTGTTTTCATTCAGCTTTCGTAACTCATTTATGAGATAGGCAGCAATGCCGTCTGATACGTCTAATGGGGTCATTAGTTACCTCCTAACGCGCGCTCTAATTCGTGATATAAGCGCTTTTCATACATTTCCATGCCTTCCTTTTGCATGGCGTTCATTACAGTTTCATTACCAAACATTTGCGGTAAGGCTGGCCCATATATTCCCTTTAACGGATATCTGTCCTTGCCTTGCCGTTTCATAAAGATACCAGATGTACTAACAAAGCCATTGGGCACCTTTGTTTCTGTACCTTTTTTGATTGATACAAACACACCTTTACGTTTAAGTGATTTAATTTTGAAGTACTTTTGAGCGCTAGTATAACCACCTTTGATACGCATTTCTGTGCCATCATTCAATTTGTTGATAGATACACCGGACTTTACAACCGATACACCTTTGATGGCATAGATATTACGTAGTGCTTGCGTACCTGCTTTTCTTGCAGTTGTTGCTGCACGCTTTGAGGCAGCTTGACAGACACGTCGAACTCTATCTTCATTCAATGTTTCCAGTGCTTTTTCAATTGTTGCTACTGCACTTTTATCAAGTTCTAGCTCAACCATCCGTCAACACCACCTCTAGCTTCTGCTCTAAGTTCGATAGACACTAGCCCATCTTCTTCCGTTGCACTTTGAACGATGTACACATCATCATCTAATCGGAATACGTTCCCCTGTGATGGAATTTCAGGGATGTCCGTTAGTTTGCAATGTACAAATACAGACACCCCGTGCAATCCGTCATTTGATACGTGAGAGCCATTCGATAGGAATGACTCCCTCGCCGTTGGCGATTGGATAACCGCTTTAGCTACTGTGCCATTTAGATTATGCCCTTCGGCGAATTCGTCTTCATTGAGGAATACATCGTCAATATCGCTTTCTAGGTAATCTCTAAATCGCATTATTTTTTCACCGTAACTTCCGCATCAACTTCAGGTAATTCCATTTCTTCTTCTGGTTCATCTGGAATAACTTCCAATGGTTCTGGTACTTCGACCGGATCATCTTCAGCAGATTCAAACTTTTCAGACTCAAGCAAAGATAACGCAATCGCTTTCTTTTTAATGTCGACTACTTCACCCTTGCCATACATCTCGCCTTCATGTGCTAAATAACCCTTTAATACTCTAATTTTCATAAGTAGGTTACCCCCTATTTAGTCTTAATAGTAGCCCAATCGTCGATAGTTTCAGGAATCAATACGCAACGGGAATATACAGACAATGTTAATTCTTGTGTAGCTTTATTAGCATAGTAATAAGGTACATAAATACCTGCATATGTTGTAAATTGGTTGTCATCGTTAAGCAATGTTACTGCTGCATGTTGTTGACGGCCACGGCCAGGTACACCTAATACTGCAGCATCATCACCGATAAAGGATTTTACCTTACCTTCATCATCTTGATATGTTTCAAGATATGCATACACATCAATGTTCAAGGACATAATACGGCCAACATATCGAACTTGTGGAGATAAGTATTCCGGCGCAAAGTTAAACATTGTCATGTTTTCACGATTAGGAATAGCCAACATCTTGTTGATAGATGCGTTATCAAGAATATATTTTTCAACATTCTTACCGACAACTAATACAGTTGGTACGATTCCTGCGTTTTCCTGAATTTTTTCAGACGCCATTTTCAAGTCGCCATAAATATCGGCACCAGCTTGGTCCCATGCAGTAGTAGGTGTGATGTCTTGTTCAAATTCAAAATCAATTTCATCAGTTAGAACAGTCGCGCCATCATCAGCATAGCCTTCGATTTTGCATTTACCAGTGGTAAGCAAATCGGCCGCCATTTTGTTTTTACGATTGATGATTGTGCCTTGCAAATAAGACAAATCTTCAGCTTGCATTTGTGCCGCACGTTGCGCAGGTGTCATTGTAGACACAATATTTTCCGCAAATGCACGTTGATCAAGTTGTTCTGGGTCAATAACTGTACGAGGGCCCATCATAGGTGCTTCATATAAAGCAATTTTAGAGCCGGCACGCTTAACATTTACACCAGATGCGCCACGAGATACAAAAGGTGCTAGAGTGCGACCACGTTTACGAGTTTCTACTGCGATTTTTTTAGAAGTTGCAACTGCTGGAACTTGTGGGAAGAAAGTATCAAGCAAGAAACTTGCCGGAGTTTTCATTCGTTCTACAGCTTGCATTAAAGATAACGTATCTTTGAAATCAATTGCCATTATATAGTTCCCCCTATTTAATGCTAGTTAAGAATAAGTGAGCGCCTTTAAAATCCGCTTCATGTTCATTAATTTTGTAAGCTTTGTCAACTACCAATACTTCACGATTAAAGCGACCGGAGACATATACGGTCACTACATTGTGATCATTAGTTGTAGTAGTATCAGCTACCACGATGCCCGCAGGTTTACCGCTTGCAATTTTTTGGAATGTGCCAGCGTTATTTTCAAGAACTTGGCCACGTTTATATTCACCAACTGCTGCTTTTACATTTTGAGTTAATACAGGCACACCGCCACCACCTAATAGGTAATCAGCTGCGACGCCATTTACTTGTTCGAAATACGCCATTATTTACCGCCTTTCTTAGCATTTGCATATGCTATAACTTCATCAATTGCACTAGCTTTAGCTACTGCATCATTGGTTTCTGGTGTAGATGCACCTTGAGGTACCACTTCATCCCCACCGGATTCCATTTGATCGCT